ACCCTACTGAAGAAGCAGCAGAAATACCTGTTAACGTAGTTGTGTTATCTGATCTTCCAACTGGAGTACCCACAGAAGAAGCTAAAGAAATTCCTGTAAGCGGAACTCCTATTTCAATAACAGGTGTCCCTACACTTGTAGTTGCTGCAATTCCACTAGGTTTAATAATGATTTCGTCAACAGATCCCCACCCATGTATACCCCAAGTTAATGTGCCCCAGCCGGGATAATAAGAAATGGTAGGTGTTCCAGGAGAAGTTGTAGCTGATAAACCTGTAAGAGAAACTGTTTGATCATTAAGTTCTCCCCAAGCACCATCATTCCAAGATTTAGCGCCCCAACCTGTAGCATAAACGTTGGTGTCACCCCAATCGGATTGACCCCAGGTTAATCGTCCCCATCCTGATGTTACGTCTGCCATAAGGAAGAACTCCTTATGTTAGTTGTATGATCGCTGTTGCTGCAGCTGCTGCTGGAAATTCAATTGTGAATGTTCCACTAGTAACTGTTTTATCTCCACCAAAATTAATAGCAAGAATTGCTCTTTCATTAGTGAAGCCCGTAATATTTGTAGAATTATAAAGTAATAATCCTCTAGCTGTAAAAGTAGCCGATGTCCAACTTTCATTAGAAAAATCACAAATGGCTGTATCACTATCTAAGGTAGGATCAATATTTGTTAAAGCTTTTCCACCACTTGAATATCCTGAACCGGTTGTTGTAACTTCGTAAGTATCCGTAGGATCCGCAGCTGGATCAGAGGCTGCTGCCCATACCGTTGTTGATTTACCTAATGATGCTGAGTTGCTTGAATAAAGAGCACACATAATAACATTCCCTGCGGGAGTACTTCCAGAGGCATTTAAACAATGTCCTCCTTGCAGAATTTCTTCTTTGAAACTGTTACAAATTTCCGATGCTATTGCCATATTTATCTCCTAATTATGGAGACGGGGACTTAACTGGTATTCTAACGGTTCCGTCAGTATAGTCGTCTCGTCTTCGTCTTCCAAGTTGCATTCCTGCAAACTGTTGTATAGCATTTTTATATTTATTTTCGTACAATGTCAACATATCCATTGGACCTTTTAAAAATCCATAAGCTTCCACCAGGCAGGCATATAGTAGCCCTTGTGGGAAGTACTTACTTAAATAAGTCCCAGAAGTTTTAGTCGCTAATCCTGCAGGTACCATATTGTAATATATTCTGTATAGATAATTTGCATCGGGTGTAGGGGCTAAATAAATAGCTCCTGAAGTACTGTCAGAATCTCCAGTCGCTCCCCCAAACATAGCATAATATTTAGGAAATCCTGTAACATCTTGCCCTGTTCTATTGCCTTTTGGCCCCGTTAATCTATCGGTATATTCTGATAAATAAGTTTGATCTTTTTTCTCTAACCAAGTTCCATTACCTTCAGTGTTAGCTGTTGAATTAAATACTTCTACCCCTCTAATAAACAAAGCGCCTGTGTCACCTTTACTTCCTTTACCGGGTGAATTTATAGTATTAGCATCAGCAGCTAAAGTTCCTTCTGAAACATATCTGGCAGCATCCATAGGAAGCTCTTGATTAATTCTATATTCTGCATTTTCAATAAATCTGCCTAGAACAGCACCACTAAAAAGAGTACTGTCTATTTCAGTATAACTTCTAATGTCAGCTTCTAATGTTGAAAGTGTATATCCTGCCATTATAAACTCTCTATATTAAGAGGACTAATAACGCAATTAAATCCTCCTCCTGTTGCAGTGCCTGTTGCAGCACTTGGTAGGGTTATTGTAAAACTATTTTTTGCTGTAACAGTTGTTCCAGCATCATTAACACTAGTTGTCTCAACTAAAGAAGCAACTTTAAAAGACCCATAGACCGCGGCTCCGGAACTATGTGAATCAGCAGTTGTTGCTGAAGGCGTGTACCCTCTATAAACAGCAGAAGTTCCACGCGTACATCCTGTTAAATCATTACTTGATCTTCCAGTGTATTGAATAACTTCGTTTTGATATGTTCCCACTTTTAAAGGATCGGTTGTATCTGATGAAGTTAAAAGTTTTTTAATCATAATAAATCCAGCTGTAGGGAAATTAGATCCATCAGCCAAAGTAATTGTTGTAGCGCTATTTGTTATATCACCATTTAATGTTGTTTGTAATTGTAATTGTGCAACTGAAACACCACCAACAGGCTCTTTAACACCAGTAAATCTTAAAGAGTCATTAACTACTAATTGACTATTTTCAAATGCAACAGTTAAAGTTGTGTCCGATGAAGTTGTAAAAGGATTTAAAGGTAAAAAATCTTGTGTTCCAAATTCCGTTCTGGCTGGTCTTGCTCTTTGTAAAGCTTGTGGATCAGCACCTGTAGGTTTGGGTTGTAATTGTGGAGACTTAGGTTCGTATTCAGAACGATGAACCCATGCACCAGTCCATTCTCTAACCATTTCATTATATGGAAACGCCATACCTGATCTATCAGATATTGATAAAGCATATTTACCTTGTGAAAAAGTAGTCATTAACCAATCCCCGGATAGTAAATTTTAGGTGATATGTAAGTAGAGTTAGAAGAACCATCTTCATCTTCAGCTCTTAACAATTCATCTTCATATAACATTTTTAATTCTTGTACTCTTTGAGGGACATACTTAACCGATAAATAATAAGCAAGACCAGCAATCATACAAGGTATAAATCTGTAAGGTACGTCAGTTGCATTTGTATAAGCACCAACATCATCAATTCTTTTTGTATAATAAAAATTAATATAGTTTCCGTCTTGAGCTGCGCCCGGAGTTAAATATAAAGTCATTGTAACTTTATCTATTAATCTTTGAACCCAGTATTGGGTAGGAAGACCTGTAGCAGTTTTATTAGAAAAAGCTTGATACTGTGACCTGCTAATTTTTGTCATTGGTGTATCAATTGTAGTAGACTTTACTCTATAATCTGCTTCTTGAATATCTGTCACTCCGTTTGGAAACTGCAAAACTGCATCACTTGTACTATGACTAGCAGCAGTACTTCCATTAACACCTCTTACACATCCAGTTAAGTTTAAACTAGATATTCCGCTGTAAGTAATTTGTTCGCTGTTAATAGTTATGATACCACCAGTTGTTGGCATCCCAGTAACTGAAGCTACTCCAATTGTAGCAACACTTGAATTTATTCCTGCAGATAATGTAGTTGAGATTCCACTTGATGCACCGTCGGCAGGAGAACGATAAAAAGTATAGACAGATTGCCCGTCTACTAATGTAACATTTTGATTTTTTACTTCCCAAAAATGAAGTCCTCTATTACCCCATTCAGAAAATAAAATATTTAAAGATCTTTTTGCTGTTTTTAATTGGTAACCAGAAACACCCTGCATACCGATACGTTCGTATGCATCTTCAATAATTTCATCTATACCAAGGTTCTTATCAAAAACATAAGAGCCAGATGTTGTATTTGCCATCTAATCTCCTATCCATAATAAATGGTGCATGAATCAATATTTGCTAATGTTACATAAGCTGCAGTGGCAAATTTAACTCCATTACCACCAAAATTAAAGTTTAAAGTATCATTGCTTGCACTTCCACCTTTAAGATGAATTTTAATATCACCAGTTGCAGTAGTAGCATCTTGAATAGTTATTTCACCGTCTGCTCCAGTTAAGTGTGCGTTCAAACTTATAATTCTAACTGGTCCAAGATTCGCGGCTGATCCAGCTATGTAGCCTTGCAGTCTTCCTGAAGTCGCTAACTCTATTGAAGATTTAACATCAGATAAATTTGTACCCATATTTTTATCTCCTAATTGTGAGCTCCCGAAGGAGCTCACGTTATTTTATTACGCAGTATCAGACGTACTTGAAATTCCAAAAAATTTCAATTTTAAAGTGACACCCGTAGCTCCTGGGTCTCCACTTACAACGACTTCTACTTCGTCGGGTGTTGAGCTTGTTGCAACAACACCAGCCCCTAAGTCAATGAATCCTAATGCACCATTTAAAACCCAGAATCCTTTGAACCCTGTAGAATTTACTGCACATGTACTTCCGATTCCATCTAAGTAACCGTCTGTATCCGCATCTGATCCTACATCGTCAAGATTAACTGCATTTGTTGCCGCTACTGTTACTACAACTGTACATGCTAATGGAATGAAATTTGTTGGCATTCCAATTGCACTTTCTTTTCCAGTTGTGGCACCATCAGCAACAGTTACTGTAGCAGTGTACTGCTCCAGTTTCATATTAGTTATAACATTTCCTAATGAGTCTTTAGCGATATCAATAAATCCATTTTCGGATCGTACTGGACCGTTAAAAGTTGTATTTGCCATATTATCCTCCTAGTTTGTTGAATGTAGTCTCTAGGCCGTCGACTATACTCGTCTACATTCTTAAATTAATTGTATAGTGAAGTTTTTATATATGAAATTTGAATAGAGTGCAAGAGATCCCTGCATGAAAGTACGATTTCAGCGATATGGCGTTTATTTAAGTAGCCACAGAAACTTGGGGGGCAGAATCTCTGATTTTATTTTCTCTATCAGCGATCTTGGATTCCTCCAATTTAATCTCAGTGATAATGTCTCTAATAACACTATCAATGTTGACCATGTCCAGAGTATATTTACCATTTTGTTCATACTCAGACTGCCACCTCAACTCCAAGGACCTTTTTTGTTTGTATAGGTCTTGTAACATCAATAACCTCCTCATAGGTTATTCTATTAATACGGGGATCATAACTATTTTCGCCCATATGTTCCCATTTTATACTTTTTTCTCCAAGCTTGTCAAGGATAGATTTTTCAATGGATATGGCATTATCTTCAGCTAAAACGTCAAATTTAGCATGATGATTGTAAGCCCAGATCTGTACTAGATAGTTTTTCATTATGAGTTTTTTCTTTCTATCATTAAATTGTGGCGGAACTATGTCCCGCCACAAAATTATTTAGCTGTTAAGCACCTTGAACACCATAGATACCTCTATAGTCAGATACACCGAAGTTGTATCTTTCTCTAGCTTTGTATCTCACGTTGCCCGTATCGAAATCACCTTCCATCGCTGTTTTGATGGGAGTTCTCTCGAAGTACTTCATTCCATTAGGAACATCAGTGATAAGGTACCAAGAATCAGTATCAGTTAAGAAATTGTTAACCACATAACCTTGTGGAACCATTCCCAATGATTTAACTGCATTGATATCATTATCAGCTGTGCCAACTCTACCTTGTGACTTAAGAAGTCTCTCAGCATTAAATTGATTAGCTGGTGGAACTATTAATTTCATTCCTCTAGCTGCAATTTTTAAACCTCTTTCATCAGTCATTGCTGCAACGTCTATTAAAGACTGCTCCAATGATGTTTCATTAAGGTCTGCTTGAGTTGTCAAAGTATTGCTGACTGTTCCAGCGATCGTTGGGTGGTTTGTTGCAAACAATGCAGATCCATCACCAGAAGTGAAAGATGCTGTTTGCGGTAAACCATTGATCAATGGATTAACTGCTTTGATTTGTTTTGTATTCGCCATGGATCTAGCTAATGCTTTTGTATATCTAGACGCGAGTCTATCATACAAGTTATCCTCGATCGCTTCTTCAGTGATCGCGAATGCTAGTGCAATAGTTTCCATAGTGTATCTAGCTGTGTAAGTCTCTTGAGCATTGTCAAAAGTTACGCCAGAACCCTCCGGTTTAACTGCTGCATTTGCAAAACCAGATAACATAACTTCTTCTTCAAACGCTCTGTCTGAAGACTCTGTTACATATATCTCAGCATGCTGATTTTCATAACGTTTATACTCTAACCCGAACAAGGCGTTTAAACCTGGCTCGAGTTCTTTTACTAATTGTCCTCTACTTATTGCCATGATTATTTACTCCTATATTCCGGCTACTGCCGATTTGTAGAAGTGCTCATTGACGGTAACAACAAAATTAACATTGGCAGAACCAATGGTGTTGTTTTCAACGTCTTTAGACACTCCTATTACTTTAAGCTGACCACTTGCGGTACTAGTAGTTGAATCATCTAGTTCTACGCCAGAGACGTAGTTAGCTGAATCACCTGCTGCGTACAAGACATCGTAATTCATGAAGACATCAGTCTGTGCCGAAGCACCACTGTTATCCGATTGAATTTCGAATCTTTCGTAAGGGTCATCTGCTACGAAAGCAACTATATCTGTGGCAGTGTTTGAACCTGCTAGATTGTTTGCCCACGTAGGCTTGCTTGTTGTTGCATCGGTATAAAAGATACCATTCAAAGATCCGATCAAAGTATCGCCTGCTCCGCCTACTGTTATAGTTCCAGTCGCCGCCGCTATAACGGGGTCTTGAAAATATATTGCAGTAGCACTTGCTGCTACGCTATACTCAGATAAACCTTGATTGTCATCATTTTGACCGAGTTTTCCGATCGGTTTTAAACCGAACGCTGCGTCTTTATTTGCCATGATGGCCTCCTTTTGTGCCTGTCCCGAGGGACTTCTAGCACTGTTAGTTTATCTTTGAGTGGTTAGGAATCGTTAAAAAATTAACTTTTCTTTGAGCCACCAAAAGTTACACGAGTCTGCCTGTCAATATTGACTGGCATACTTGGGTGCTCTTCCTTCATAAGATCACGGTCCATTGCTTCGACTTTGTCATTATGTTGTTTCGCATAATGATCTGCGCGCTGTTGGACAATCTCATCCGGAGCCCTAGCGAGCACTAGGCCGCCAACTCCGATTACTCCCTTGTATTTACCATCTTCAACAACTGGATATTCGCCGTCTGGATATTCATCCGCTCTAACTAATTCATATCCAGATCTAATTCGACCTTGGACATTTTTAGTGTCGTTGAATCCCATACTCTCAGCTCTTATCCATCTATGCTGAAATCCTGATGGTGCAGGGGGTGCATCTAAAGCTGATGGTGGAGTCCAAACTTTTTTATGAGAAGTTTTTTCTCTTGTTTGACTCGCACGGGAAGTTTTTTTATCGTTACTCATATGCTTACGCCTCCTTCGTGATGTTTAATTGTTTCGCATACTCTTCAAGTGGCACACCTAATTTTTTAGCGATTACTACTTGAGACGGTGTGAGTCTCACTGTTTTGCGACCAGTTTTTGTACTTCGCTTCGCTGAAGCTACTGTTTGTACCGGTTTGGTCGATTCCGTTGATCCTATCTTATCAAATTTATGGGGGAATTCAAGTCTTATTCTTTTATCAATTTCCGCATAATATTCAGTAGATTGAGGATCAAAGCCTTCTTGATCTACTAGCTTTTTATGTAGATCAAACGCCGTATAAGTCATCGCTGAATCCTGTCCGAACCATGAATTTTTCTCACTCCATGCTTCAGCTTTTGGATCAGGAGTACCTCTAGACGCCCTTTGTCTATTTAAAGTAAGGTCAGTTCTTCTCTCCGCTTGTTGTTTTGCATAAGCTTCACGAGCTGCTTTAGTCTCATTCAACTTAGCTTGTCTGTATCCTAATTCAGATATTTTCGACATTGCCTCTGTTTCAGCCGATATATCCTGTGCTTCTCTAGCTGCTGCAAGTTGTGCTTTAGCCGCTTCAATACCTGAAGTGATACCTTCTTCAGTTACGGAAAGAAAGCTAGGCTCTATTGTTTTGAGTTTAGCTTCTGTATCATTCTTATCTCTAATTACTTTTTGAGCATAAACAACAGCTTCGTCTTTTTGACGTTCAGCCTCTCTCCATTTTTTAGTTAGCTTTGCTATTCTTTTCTTAACGCTATCACTATATTCTTCTAATTCATCTTTCTTTTCTTCAGTCGGTTCTTTCTCTTCTACAGGTTTTTCTTCTGTAGCTTTTTCTTCAACTACTTCTCTAACAGTGGGTTCTTCTTTTTGAACAACTTCTTTTTCTTCAATAGTAGTTTCGTCTTTTTTCTCAGGTATATCGACATCCATTGCCGGACCGGAAGTATCAATATCAACTGACTCTTTTTGTTTCACATTTTCTGTGTCTGGCATAGTTTCCTCCTTCTATGTTTTAGTAATGATGAAGTATATCTTCGGGGTTATCAATTGTAGCTAATACTTCATCGTCATTTAGCAATCGTACTTCACCCCCGTCAATTTGTATTCGTGATCCTGCATAACGCGCAAAGATCACCCAGTCGCCCTTCTTGCACCAAGGACCTTCTGGAAATTTTTCTTTATCATAACAATGCGGACCAACTTCTAAAACTAATCCACAAGTTGATGCAACTTGTTGACGTTCTAAAGTATCTTGTCCTAGATATAAACCACCTTTAGTTTTCTCAGGTAACTTAAATGGAAGAATTAATAATCTCCATCCAGTGGGTTTAGGTAATTTTGTAGATTCTTTTGATTTTAGACGTTCATATCCATCTAATTCTTTTTGATGTAAGTCTTTTGCTTCTTGTTTAGTATCAGGTGTTGAGTTTGATAACGGTTCCTTTAGCATTTTTTTGCTCCTTCGTGTTTAGCAGGTTAGAGATATCCTGTGATATTTTATAATAGGCATGTGCCTGCCCCATCATATATTTGTATTTTTCCATATTGTCAACCCCTCCAGCAATCATTGCGTCTCCTATTCGTTGATAATGTTCTTTTAATTCTTTTTGTATCTTACGTATGACAGTTTCTTCATCCATTATTTTTTTCTCCTTTTTGTTTTCTTTATTGATTTACGTCCATATTTCTTAGTCCATTTTTCAGCTATTTTAGGCTCATTTTTCCATAAATAACGTCTTTGTTTTTCTGATTTAAAAGGCATCTGAAATTACCAATAATATCTATATTTACAAGTACATTCCCCACAACTACAAATCTCACTTATTCCAGATTCATTTGTAGCTTGTGTGTTCTCGCATTTACATTCACAATGACATTTATGGCTACAATTCCTACATTTATTGAATTGTTTAAACCAATTCTTTATAATAGTTATCCATGCTTTCATCTACTTTTCCTCCACTAGAAAAATATTTTCTACCCTCAAGAGCAATAGCTCTTGCAGATTTTTCTTTTTTCTTTTTTTTCTTACCTTTCATATGCTTCATAAGTTGTTGAATCTTTTTTGTACTCACTATTTTTTACCATTCCTGAATATTTGCGTTCCCTTTATACCAAAAATACTACCACATACAAGGATCCAAAGTGAAGTGAACCATGTCGGTAGTGCCGCGAAATGCTCGAAGAAAATTTTTATTTTCTCCATCGCCGCCGGATCGTCCGACCAGACACCCCAGGCGAGCACCAAAATGGGCAGTGTGAGAATCGCTAAAACGACCTCGTCCTTGTAGTCGTTTTGACGGGCTTCTAAAAGTTTTCCCTGGTAAGCTTCCTCACCGCGGGCTTGTTTTTGCGCATGTAAATATTGTGCGTCCGCCATAGCCATCTGGGACTCTTTTCTCTTCTTGTAGATGTGACTCGCTGCGTTTAAACCGAGCTTAAGTGCACCAAAAATTGGGAATGCCATATTAGAACCACTTAACGCTTGATTTTTTTTCTTTTAACAATCTACGTTGACCACCAACTTTGTTAACTGTTGGAATGCCTTCAGGAATTTTAACCTCAACACCGCCTTTAGGATATCCATCCTTATTAACGAATTGTTTATGATTAATTCCTTTATAGAAAGGTTCTTTACTGTTATTTACCATTAGTCCTCCTTATTTTTTTCGTAATTTTTTCAATGTTATAGTAAATCTTGCTCTTTGTCCAAGCTTTCCTGGTTTTTTAGCTTTTTTGATGTTTAAACTCATCTATTTTTGCCTCGATATCTTTCAATATCAACACTAGGCATCATTTTATCTGTACTTGGTAAAGTTTTACTTAAAATAGTTTTTTCAATAGACGTATCAGCTCTTAATTTAGCTAAATCTTCGTTTTGCTCTAGTTTTTCTTCTTGAGTATGTTGATTCATCATTGTTTTCATACGATCTAAGTTGATTTTCTCTTGATCTTGAGTTTTTTTACGTTCATTATCCATTGCTTTGATGTCTAATTCTCTAGCTCTTAATTGAGCAATTGGATCATTATCAAATTGAGAAGTAATTTCTTTTTCTTCCTTCAAAAATTCTTCCATCATGCCTGCAATCAATACAGCTTTTCTTGATTCAATCTTTTGAGACATTTGTTGTACTTGTTGTTGTACTTGTTGTTGTGCTTGTGGATTCGGATTTTGTTGAGCCATCTGAGTCATCTGTGCAATCTGTTGTAATTCCTGAGGAAACTCTAATTCAATTTGTTCTTGAGACATTAAACTAATATGTTCAAAAATATTTTTTTCAATAGCTCCCATAACCATTGGATTATTTCTAGCAATATTAGTAGCCATAAAATTTAAATGTGAAGTTATATGTGCTCTATGATCTTGACCGGGGAAAGCTTGAAAATTTTTTCCACCTAATGCCATAATATTTTCTAATGCAGGATCTATAGGTGCAGGTTGCTCAGGTCTGGTTAATAATGTGTCAATATCTTTTACTCCTAATGCCTCATACATATTTCTGTATGCCTGATACAAATTATGCATTTCTGGATTAGATGTTGCCAGTTGCAACTCGGTTTGTGCGAGGGAAATTCGCTGAGTTTGAGAGAAAATGTTGGGGTCGGCAACTGGCATTATATCTACCCGATCATCAAAGTCTGTTTGTTTAATAGTTCTTTGACCCCCAACTATGTCGTATGGATATTCCGGGGGTAAATATAATTTGAATATTCTTCCTAATAATTTAAATTCACTTTTTAGTGCAGCATAAATTCTTTTGTGAATAGCTGACATTGTTCTACTGCCTCTTTCAAGAAGAGCAACAGTTGTTCCAACAGCTGCCTGTTGATTACCGTCACCAACTTGTAAGTCAGCAATTGAAGCAAATCTTTGACCTGCTTGTACAACAATACCCATTAAGTTTAATAAAGTTGCAGATGGTTCTTTAAATGGCAACATCATAAATGAATCTTTTAAGTTACCACCAGGAGCATCTACATCTCTAAACTCACCAGGTTGAATTGATTGCGCATCATCTCTAATTCTAATGCCACGCATTTTGAATCCGGCGGGTAAGTTGGAGAGCGTACCCGCATCCAATAATTGACGAAGAGCTGCAGTTGCAGTTCTAGACAGACCACCAATCATATGAATGAGACCGAAACCATAAAAACCAAGTCCAGGTAAAAATTTAAAATGGACAAAGTAATCTATTTTATTTTTTTTCGGATCTCCAATCTCGTAATTTCTTTTAATGGATAAAACTTTTCTTGATGATTCTTCAATAGTTACAATATAAGGAATTTTAATTTCAGAAGGTTCACCTTCTTGATCTCTGTCTTCAAAACCTTCAAGATCTAAATTAACATGACATTCTAATATAGTATAAACATCATCATCTTTAGTTTTTGTTTGACCTTCTAACTCTCTTTCCTTTTTCTTAATATCTTCTTCAATGTCAGAAGGATTTCCTAATTCTATATCTCTATAAAAACCTGCTACTTGTTGTTTTCTTAAATCGTTTTTTGAAATTTTTACCCGATGGATGATTGCTTCCGCATCGTCTAATGAGGTAGCCGTATAGGGAACAATCAAATCATCCGCAGGTACAAACTTTGATGTTGCTGCTCCTTCAAGTTCATCATAATAAACTTTTTTAAAAGCTGACCCTGCTAATGGTAAATAAAATAGCATTTGATCAAAGTCTGGCTCATAGTCTTTCATGACCTCCATGAGCTCATAATTCATAAAATCTTTTACACGTTGCGCCTGCTTTTGTTTCTCTGGATTAGGTGCACCAAGAACTTGAGTTCTAACTGGACCATCCGCTGGTAATAATTCTTTATAAGCTAAAGCCTGAAACTGTGTAACAGCTTCCGCTAAAACTGGGTGAGTTGCACCTGAAGCTCCTTGAAAGGGTTCAGTTCGCATATCATATTTAAATCCTAATAAATCTAATCCTGTGGTGTAAGCTTTTTCCCATTCTTTTCTACCCATTTGGTAGTCCATATATTTTTGGGAAAGGTCTGAACCTAAAGGTTCAAGAACATCGTCTGGTAAAAATTCTGCTAAGTTTGCATAATGCTCTTCGCTGCCTTCTGGACCGGCCGCCTGTGGATCAAAATCTATATCAACTGATCCATCTTCATTTTCTACTGTTTCTATGGGTCCTGATGCCTGTTGCTCTTCTACTGAAACTTCTTGTGCTGTTTCTTGTAACTCTTCTTGTCCTGGAATTGTAATACTACCCCTTGGACTTTGCGTCAAGGACTTGTCTATTTTGTCTGTCATTTATTTTCTCCCCTACTGTTTTAACAGTATTATATTTAATTTTCAACCCTTGTGACAGGGGTCCTGCTTCAGGCGCCAGGAGCCAGGTCTTAGGGTATTTTAAGGTTTTTGATTTGGTCTGCATAAAATCCATATGTTGGTTTATTTTCTGTAACTACTTCCTTTTTATCAGCAAGAGCTTTTTCTTTTCTCATTTGATTTATTAATGCCTCTTTAGTTTGGTTATCTATTAGTTTTAATTCTTCGGGGGCGGTTCCAAGTTTCTTTTCTAAATAGCCTCCAGACAAAGGTAAATTAGATATATTTTCTTCAAGAACTTTGACAGAAGTGTCTCTAAGTTTTTGAGTTTCATACTCTTGTCCAAATGTTGTTTCGTAGGGAGGTTTCCACTCATGCTTTTTACCTTTCAATTTTGAACCAACCCATTCTCCAGCTTCCCAAATTACTCCTGGAAGATTTGTGTATATTTCTGCTAGATTCATGAGTCCTACATTAGCACCTAGCCCTTTAGAACGTGCTTCTGCGATAGGAATAAAATCCATAGGAATAGCTGCAACGCCAGCTACCTTTAAAATTTTTCCAAATGCGCCTAAGGCTTTACTCGGAATTTTACCGGCGATGTCGTCCAATGCAGTTAACTCAGCTGATCCCCATTTAGCAATATCTACAACATTCAACCCTGAATTTTGCTTATTCATAATGGATTGAATAGTCCTACTTAATTTAGTTGTGTCTTCAGCATTTAATTTTATACCTGCTTTTTCAAATAATTTTTCAATAGGAGTTGCAGCGCCATGTTGTTTTTTACCTAGTCCATATTTAATTTCAGTAATGGGCTCCATCGTCGTATAATAATTCGTAACGGCTTTTCTTCTTAAGTTCATTCTTCTTTCTTTAGCTTTTTCTCCTTTGTCACTAGCTTCAAATTCTGTATCAGCGCCAGTCCACAAATTAGTAAATATTTTTCTTGCTGCCCCTTCTTGAATGTTAGCTTTATAAGGTGCTATATGAGTTTCCCACGGTCCATCCTTAAAAGACGTATTATGAGCAATATGCAAACCACTTTGTTTTATATGTGTCTTAGGATCATAATTAGGAATAAGTGATTTATTAATTTTTTGAGCCAATCCTTCTTTATTTATAAATTCTTTTATTTTATGAGCTTTAGTTATTTCATCCCAAGACATGGGTTTACCTTTTGAATTAAGAGCGTTGCCTTCCTTGACATAAGACTCTATTGTGTCCCAGGTAAATGGCTTATTATTTTTATCGATCAAAGTTATCTTTTCCATATCCAATCGATTAAGTTCTGGTTTACTGTTCATAAGTTTTAAACTTTCTTCACTAAATTTAAAAGGAGCGTCCAAAAGATTTCTATAAGTTCTACTAACTAAATCTCCCCATAATATACTTTTAAAATCTCGTGAATTCTTATAAAATTTTATTGTTTGTCCTCTCTTTTTTCTAGTCCTTGCGGCAGCCTCTTCTTTTTCTTTAGCAATAAACTCTTCTCGGGCATCTGGATCCATAGCGGCTAGTTTTTTCTTTTTTAATTCGACTGTTCTTTTTGATTTTGCTTGTTTTTCCTCAATAGGTTTCTTTTTATAGTCTAAATCGGTACTATATTTTTTCCTTAAGGCTTCGTCAGAGAAATTCTTTTTATGTTCTTGATACTTTTCGTTGCCCCATAACTCTATCATCCTCTTTTCTGTGACAGCTCTTTCTACGTGAGAGCCTTTGTAATTAAAGTTGTCAGGGAAAAGATGTTTGGCATCTTTTATTCTTTTAGTAACACTATCTTTATTAAAAGAATCAGCTTGGGAAGGTCTCCAATCCTTATTTAATAATTCAGCAAATTCTGCGTTATTGTGCGTGGTTTTATATTTAATTCTAAGTTCCACAAACTTGTTTCTAGGAAGAACGGGTTTAGTACCTTCATTAAATCCAACACGTCCACCATCTTCAAATTTCTTTGTGAATTGTATGTAGGCTTCTGGGTCTCCAGTATCTACATTTACTTTAGCATGACCACTTAAACCTTCACCACCTTCATTATAACTTATTCCAAATTTTCGCTCTCTATAACTTTTTGGATCCTCCAAATGTACATCTTGGTCTTTATACTCAATTTGATCTCTATATTTACCATACTGCAAATCAGCTAAAAGCTTAATTTTTTTTGATACAGGTATCTTCAGGCCTGCTATAATATCAAACGTTTCTTTATCTGAAGTCCACCCTTTAGGAGCATTTTCAATTTGTTGAGCACCAGTTTTTGAACCGTGAGCGTCTACTGTAAGAATGTCAGATCCTCCCTCTAAACCTACACGTCCACCAGTAGCTAATTGATTTTCATAATATTTATTAATATCCGGTTCCACACTATAAGCAGGGGGAAATTCTGCAGGTTGTTTACCAGCTTCCTCTATTAAAGTTGAATAAATTTTTTTTCTATCTTGAATCCATTCTAATGCTTCTTCTTCAGAAACAACACCTTCCTCTACTCCTTTTTTAAAAACATTTTCCAGGTTATTTTTATAAAGTTCTTTATCCTCAGCTCCAAAATAACCCTGTAGATACAAATCACTTTGTTTCTTAAACATTTCTTTTGTGTAAGGTTTTGGTTTTGGTAGAGTACCGTTTGAAAATTTTTCACGAGGGCGACCAAAATGCGCCATCATTTCTCTGTAATGATGAAGTTTCAATTTAAACTCCTAGGATGCCTGCTAGCCCGCCTGATGCTAATGTAATTTTAGTCTTATCTTCTTCAATTAATTCTTTAACTGTATCCATTTCTGGAGAGGCTTTTGCAGTGCCAACACTTATTTGATAAAATTCTTTTAGTTCATCTAGAGAATTTGGCTTACGACCTTTTTCTCTAATAAATTCTTTTACAACTTCTTCAATTGAAACATCGGGACTTATTTTTTTAGCCATTCCACCAGCCATAGTTTGTATTTTAAATTGTTCGAAACTCATAGGCTCAAAGCCTTGTTCTTCAGCATCATAAAGATGTTTTTTATACTCTTCTACTAACATTGGATCCTCATTAGCAAGTTGCATGATGCCTGAACCTTGCATCTGGGTTTTGGGTCCTTCAATGCCTTGATCCAACATAATTTCTTGAATAGTTTGATCTTCTTCAATTACTCCAGGAGTATCATCATCATCTGGATAATCCCACCAATTAGCTCTTCTCCAATCTCGTGACATTAATAATAAATCCTCTCTTGATGAGGCATTTTTTCCTCCTTATAATCTTCAGGGTGTTGTATTAATCCGCCCTGTCTAAATCTCATAACAGCTTGAGTCATACTATCGACCAAGTCATCATGATCCCCATAAGGAAATGCAGCACATTCTTCTATGACATCTTGAGCAAACTCCATTTCTTTGGGCGCCCATATTCGGCCACTCTCAAACAGAGGTGATACCGAGTTCACTCTAGTGTGCTTATCATTGCCTTTACTAGGTGTGAAGTTTATAACAGGAATTCCCATCTTACGCAACTCATAAGTTAGGGGTAATCCAGATGCCTTACTTTCAATAATTACCGTTTCAGGTTGCCAATAACCATATTGTTCTAGCGCAACTCTTCTTAATTCAGGAAACTCGTACCTTCCTTTCAAAGAATCAACCAAAATTAATTGAGGCGGGCTGTCTTCATTAGGTCTAAAGATTCCCCAAGTTGTTATAGCTGAATAATCTGCTGTTTCTTTTTTCATAAAAGCAGTGTCGTAAGATTGAATAACATGTTGAAGAGTAGGCATTTTTTCCTCTTCCCAATTTTTCCACCACTCTCTTTTTATTAAAGCACCTTCTTCTGAAGTAGGATTCTGCATATATTGTGCATTCCATTTACTTCCAGGGATAGAAGCTTTAACACTTTCTAAATCCTTTTGACTCCAATACTCGGGCCATACAGGTTTGCCTGAAGGCAGAATTGCAGGGAATTCAACAACCTCCCATTGATCAGCCTTAATTTCTTTTTGTGCGGAAAGTAATCTACCTGTTAAATCTTTCTCATTCCAACGAGTCATAATTAATAAAATAGAGCCACCTGGTTGAAGACGTTGTCTTGGTCCTGATGTATACCACTCATAAGTCCTGTCCAAAGCTTGTGAGTTCATCGCATCTTGTTCTGAGTGTGGGTCGTCAATAATTAAAAGGTCTGCACCTCTTCCAGTAATTGCCGAACCCACACCCGCTGCATAGTACTCACCTCCTTGGGCGGTTTCCCACTTGCCAGCGGCTTGTGAATCTTCTCTGAGTGTTGTCTTAAAGACTTGTTGATATTCAGGAGAATCAATTAGTGCCTTGGCTTTCCGACCAAACCGCACTGATAATTCGGTCGTATTAGTGGATTGTATAATTTTTAATTTTGGATTTTTACCAACCATCCAGGCGGGCAAAAGATATGATCCAAATTCTGATTTAGTATGCCTTGGTGGCATATTAATAATTAATCTCTTTATCTTGCCTTCAGCTAGAGCATTAAACTTACTAGCAATTTTTTTATGATGAGAACCTTTAATAAAGTCAGGCCAAACATGTCTTACAAAAGTAAGAAAGTCAGTTTGAATAGATTTATTTTTTCTTTTCTCACCAAGAGTATTAGCTATTAAAGAAAATTCCCTTCTTACATCGGCGGGTAGTTTATGTATATTCTGTAGAAATTTTTCATTCATAAATTTTTTTTGCAAAATTTTTTCAGGATTATTTTGAAACCTTAGAAAGTATTTTAAGGCTTTAAACGTGTAAATCAAGCCTTAAAGAGAAAACTTTGGGACCCCTTTTTTTAAAAAAAGAAACCGTTTTCAAAAAAATTTGAAATGCGCCCGGGCGCTTGGTACCTCTATGCAACCTGGAGTTGCATTGCGAATGATTCTCAGTTGCATTGCGAATGATTCTCAATTGCAGTTGGGGCGGCATCTAAACAAGTAGCCGCCACAACCTGTGGTTGTATGCAGTTAATGCATACAACCGGTGCGAGTAATCAGTCTAGTAATACCATGTATTCTTTTGCAAAGTATTGTCTAAACCAATCAAGACCTTTACGTACATCAGGCCATAAAG